CCGCTGTGGGACAAGGTGCCGGCGGAAACGCGCGGCTACATCCACCAGCGCGAGCAGGAACTGGTGCAGGGATTTCAGCAGGTGGCGCAGCGGGCGAACGTCGCCGACGGCGTGCTGCGCGAATTCGCGCCCTACGCGGAGCAACTGCAATCCGAAGGCGCCACCCCGATCACCGCCATGCGCACGCTGCTGGCGACCGCGCACGCGCTGCGCACCGGCGGCACCGAGTACCGGAAGGCGATACTGCTGTCGCTGGCGCAGCAGTACGGCGTCGATCTTACGCAGCAGGGCGTCAACCCCGAACTCGCCACCGTGCAGGCGCGTCTTGCGCAGTACGAGCAGCAGAACATACAGGCGCAGGCCGAAGCCGGACTGCGCATGCAGTACGAGATCGGCTCGCAGATCAACTCGTTCGGCAACGACCCGGCGAACGAATTTTTCCCCCATGTGCGCGGCATCATGGGCTCGCTCATCAACGCCGGCATCGCCAACGATCTGAAACAGGCGTACGACATGGCGATCGGCGTGCACCCCGAAGTGCGCGCCGAACTTATGCGTCGGGAGCGGCAGGCGGAAGTGACGGCAGCCGCGCAGCGCAACGCCGGACTGTCCGTCAGCGGTGCGCCGTCCGGCAGCGGATCGCTGGTGAACGGCGCCGCCGCGCGGCCGCCAACGAACTCCATCCGCGAAGCGCTGGAACGGGCAGCGGAAGGACGTTGACAGGTAAGGCTTTTCGGTTTTAACTGCGGCGCGTAAGCCTCACCGATCGACACCAAGACGCCGGTAAATCGCTCCGGCGTCCGGCCAGCCGGGTCGGCGCAATCGTCCATCACGGACGATCCAGTGTGCGGGGCGGGGTAGTCCATCCGTCAACGTACACATGGAGAGCCATCATGGCCTTCGCCAACGCCGCAATCAGCGACATCATCGCCACCACGATTCAGTCGCGCAGCGCCACCATCGCCGACAGCGTTTCGAAAAACAACGCGCTGCTCGCCAAGCTGCGGGCGCGCGGTAACGTCAAGCCGTTCTCCGGCGGCTCGTCGATCTTGCAGGAACTGTCGTTTCAGGAGAACGCCAACGCGGCGTGGTACTCGGGCTACGACCCGCTGCCGGTCGGTCCGTCGGATGTCATCAGCGCCGCCGAGTACGACATCAAGCAGTGCGCGGTGCCGGTCGCCATGTCGGGTCTGGAGCAACTGCAGAATTCCGGCAAGGAGGCGGTGCTGGACTTGATGGAAGGACGCATGGCGGTCGCCGAGTCGACCATGGAGAACCTGGTGGCCGCTGCGATCTACAGCGACGGCACGGGGTTCGGCGGCAAGCAACTCAACGGTCTGAAGAACGCCGTGGCCGCGACCGGCTCGTACGGCGGCATCGACCGTGGCACATGGGCGTTCTGGCGCTCTGGCGTGTACGACTCGTCGAACATCGCCGGGGCGGCGACGGCATCGACCAACATCCAAGGGGTGTGGAACTACATCTATGCGAAGCACGTTCGCGGGCAGGACCACATCGACCTGATCGTCACCGACAACACGTACTGGAACATGCTGCTCGCCAGCATGCAGGTGCTGCAACGGTTCACGTCGGCGGAAACGGCGAAGCTGGGCTTTTCGTCCGTGCAGTTCCAGCAGGCCGACGTGATCCTCGACGGCGGCGTCGGCGGCTTTACGCCGGCGTCCACGGCGTACTTCCTCAACACGAAGTACATTTTCTTCCGCCCGCACCGCGACCGCAATTTCGTGCCGCTCGATCCGTCGAAGCGCTACGCGGTGAACCAGGACGCCGTGGTGCAGTTGATCGCCTTCGCCGGCAATCTCACCATGAGCGGCGGACAGTTCCAAGCCGTCGTCACGGAGTAGGCAGATGACCGCGCCCATGTCGGTAACACCGCTGATCGGCTACACGCCGAAGCAGCACTATTGCACGATCGGCAATGCGGACGCGACCGGCTATCCGACCGCCACCATCACCGGCACGCCGGGCATCGGGCAGCCGTTCACCGGCCAGCAGGGCGTGCTGGTGGTGAACCCCGCGCAGGCCGCCGCCGGCAATGTCGGCAACGGCACGGTCGGCGCGCTGACGCTCGACCAGACGACTGCGGTCGACGAGGATTGGACGTTGACCGCCACCAGCGCCACCAACTTCACGGTGACGGGCAGCGTGTCCGGCGCCAAGGCTGCGGCCACCGTGGGCACGCCGTACGTCGGCGCTGCGATTCACTTCACCATCACCGCCGGCGGCACGGCGTTCGTCGCCGGCGACAAGTTCACGGTACGGGTTACGGCAACTTAGCGGCGCGCCCCTGTCGACGCTTGCCTCCACGGCGCGAAGTGCGAAATCTCCCTCGCCTTCGCGCTGTTTTTTAAGCAGCACAACTTTGAGGAAAAAGTAATGCAGCCGCCGATCGACATGGTGAACGAAGGTCAGTACGCGGGCGACGAGCGCCTGTTCGTGCGCTTCTACATGAACAGCGTGCAGAACGTGAACCGCAGCAAGGAAGTCGGGCATCCGGTGTTCGACGACGTGGCGTTCGTCAAGATCATGGTGCCCGGCGACAAGCACACCGTGGTCGACACCAAGGTGACGGACGAACACAAGCACCGCTTCGCTCGTCTATGGGCGGCGTTCGAATCGAAGCAGGAGCAGATCACGGAAGGCTGGCCGATCACCGAATGGGCGGCGATCACGCGCGCGCAGGCCGACGAACTGGCGTATCTCAACATTCGCACCGTCGAGCAACTGGCGGGTATGGCCGATTCGCTCGGCCAGAAGATCATGGGCTTCCAGACGCTCAAGGCGAAAGCGGTCGCCGCGCTCGCCACGGCGAAGGACAACGCCGCTTCGCAGGCGCTCGCCGAGATGAACGAGAAGCTGCAGATTCAGATCAAGGCGCTGCAGGACGAGATAGCGCGCATGAGTGCGCGCTACGAACAGGAGGTTGGCGGTGGCAAAAACGCTGCTGGAGGTAGTGCAGGACGCAGCCGTTGAGGTCGGGCTGGAGGCGCCCAACAGCGCTGCCGGCAATCCCGGCGATCTGACCGCGATCCAGTTGACCGGCGTCTACAACGCCACCGGCGAGATGCTGGTGAAGCGCCGCGTGTGGCGCGCGCTGTTGGCGGAACATTCGTTCGTCACCGTGCCGGGTGTCGCCGGCTACGATCTGCGCGCTGATTTCGGCCGTCCGGTGCCGCAGACGGAATGGGACCGCTCCACGCTCTATCCGTTGAACGGTCCGTCCACGCCGCAGCAGTGGCAGGCGCTGCGCTCGTCGCTCAACACCACGGCGATGCGCTCCACCTTTCGTTTCGAAGGCAATCAGATCGTGCTGTGGCCGACGCCCACCACGGCGACGACGGTCGCCTACAACTACATCAGCAAGTGGTGGGTGCGCGACAACGCGGGGCAGCCGAAGGCGAAGGCGACCAACGACAGCGATTACGCGATCTTCGACGACCGGCTGATGATTAACGGCGTGAAGCTGCGCTTCTTCCAAGCCAAGGGCTTCGACACCACCGCGTTCGCCGCCGACTTCCAATCGGTGCTGGACGATGCGATGTCGCAGGACAGCAGCGCGCCGATCCTGTCGATCAGCGGCCCGCGCGCGAGCAGCCGCCTGCTCAGTACGGACAATCTGCCGGACACCGGCTACGGAACATAGCATCGTGCCGCGCAAGTCCATCTACAGTCCGCAGTCGCAGCGCGTCGCGCAGGCGCTGTCGCTGCCCGCGCCCACCGGCGGCATGAACGCCCGTGACTCGCTCGCCATGATGAAGATGGACCAAGCGATCCTGCTGCGCAATCTGTTTCCGTTGCAGTACGGCGTGCAGGTGCGCAAGGGCTGGAAGCCGTGGGCGACCGGACTGCCCAGCAACGTCGACACGCTGATGACGTACTCCGCGCCCAACGGCACGGAGAAGATGTTCGCGGCGGCGGGCAATAGCTTCTACGATGTGACGGTGGCCGGCGCGGTGGGCGCTCCGGTTGCGCCGTCGGTGGGCAGCTTCACCAACAACCGCTGGCAGTGGCTGAACATGGTCAACACGTTCGGCACGTTTCTGGTGGCGGTCAACGGCAACGACACGCCGCAAGCGTACAACGGCACGGCGTGGTCGGCGCTCAGCATCACGGCCGACATCGGTCTGTATCCCGGCTTCTCGTCCAACGAGATGATCAACGTGCAACTGGCGCATCGGCGCCTGTGGTTCGTCGAGCGCAACAGCGGCAATGCGTGGTACTTGCCGGTCGATCAGGTGGCCGGCGCGGTCAGCCGCTTCAACGTGGGTGAACTGTTTTCACGCGGCGGCGCGTTGCAGGCGATCGGCGTGTGGTCGATCGACACCGGCGCCGGCATGGACGATCACACGGTGTTCATCTCCACGCGCGGCGACGTGGCGATCTATCGCGGCTATGACCCGGACGACCTTGATAATTTTCAACTCGTCGGCGTCTACACGCTGGGCGCGACGATCGGGCGACGCTGCTGCGTGAAGCTGGGCGGCGATCTGCTGATACTCGGCGAGGACGGGCTGACGCCGCTTTCCTCGCTGCTCGCGCAATCGAAGTCGGTCACTGCGGCGAGCGCGCTTACCAACATCATTCAGCAGAAACTGAGCGACGACGTGGTGCTGTACCGCGAGTCGTTTGGCTGGGAAGTGAACCTGTGCCCGCGCTATCAGTTTCTGCTCATCAACGTGCCGGCGGTGGAGGGCTTCCGTCAGTACGCGATGAACGCAGTGACCGGCGCATGGTGCGTGTTCACCGGATACGAGGCGCACTGCTGGACGATGTTCGGCAACGATCCGTATTTCGGCGGCAACCAGTTCGTCGGCCGCGCGTGGATCGGCGACAACGACAACGGCTTCGCCGTTCAATCGTCGTGCCTGCAGGCGTTCAGCTATTTCGGCAACCAGGCGCAGCAAAAGCGCTGGACGATGGTGCGTCCGGTGTTCAACGCGGCGAATAGCCCCGCGTTGCGCTGTCAACTGCTGACCGACTTCTCCACCGACGACGTGCTGGTGCCGCCGTCCGCCGCGCAGGTTGCATCGCTGGGCGCGACGTGGGACGTCGACAACTGGGACCAGAGCGATTGGGCCGGCGGCCTGCAGTCGATCAAGAAATGGTATTCGCTCGGCAGCATCGGTTACGCCGGTGCGTTCTTCATCAAGATGGCGACGTACGGTGAAACGACGTGGATCGCCACTGATTTCGTCTACGAACCCGGCAGCACACTCTAGCCATGCGACAAATTGCACTCAACTGCGAGTCGGTGCTGTCCGGCTTCATGAATCATCTCTGCGGCACCTTCGAATCGTTTCAATCGGGGCGCGGCGTGGCGGTGCTGGATTGCGACGAGGACAGCAACGACGCCGAACTGATCGCCGGCGTGTGGTTCGACGGCTTCAACGGCGCCAACATGAACATCCACGTCGCGGCGGTGAACGGACGGCAGTGGATGAGCCGCAAGCTGCTGTCGTTCGTTTTCCATTACGCCTTCACGCAGTGCGGCGTGCGCAGGCTGACCGGCTTCGTCGCCGAGTCGAACCTGGCGGCGCGCCGATTCGACGAGCATCTGGGCTTCAAGCTGGAGACACGGCTGAAGGACGCTGTGCCGGACGGCGACATGCTGGTCTACGTCATGCGGCGAGAGGATTGTCGCTGGCTCAATTTGCGCGGCGGTCTGCCGCCGCTCATGGAGATGCACTGATGGGACAAGGCGCATGGTCGGGTGGGGCACCGCAAATCGACCCCGGTGTGCTGCAAGCGGCGCTCAGTGCAGGGGGCGCGTACGCGCCGCCCGCACTGACCACGCCGCAGGGCGGTCCCACGGTGTACCGGGGCAGCACCGGCGTACCCGGCGCGTCGCAGCAGTTCGCGCCGTCGCCGTTCATCAATCCCGCGTCGACCTACGATCCGTGGGGCGGCGCCGTGCCGGGACCGCCCGGCACCGGATGGGGGTTCCCCGGCGACCGGCAATTGCGCTTCTCACCGCAGAGCGGGCCGATCGGCGCCGCCGGGACGGGCAAGTTCACGCCGGGCACGCGCCCCGGCGGCGGTCCCGATCTGGGCAAGGGCGGCGCCCCCGGTCCGTTCGCCTACGCGCCGGGCGG